CGATTCCCGCCTTGTTGTCGCCATACTGGACGCTCTGACGCTGTGCCAGATTCACCTGCGCCAGCGTGCTCTCAATCAGCGCGACCGCCGTATTCGACACGCCGCCTTTGATGGTGTCCGTCTGTCCGTCCTGCCCGGCGATTTCAGCACTCAGTTCGTCAAAGCGAGCCGCCGTTGATGAATCCAGATCCGTGACGGCCTCGCTCAGTTGCGTAACGCTGGCGGTGTTCTCCTGGGTCTGTGCTGTGAGCTGGTCAACAGCGGTCGCACGGGCTTCACTTTCGGTAGCCAGCGCCTGCCTGACCTCCACCAGCCCGGCGGCGTTGCCGTCGGTTTTGGCTTCGAGTCGGGTGACGTCAGTGACCCGCGCTTCCGTTTCCGTGGCGATCACTTCCCGCAGCTGTTCAAACGCAGCGGAGTTAGCGCCGTTCTGCACCGACTGGCGGAACACCACATCAGCGATCGCCAGTGAGTTCTGGATCAGACTTTCAGCAGTCTGCCGGTTAGCGCCGACGGCAGCGGCCAGCTGATCGGCATTTTCCACGATAGCGGCAGCCATATCTGCCACGGTCTGGTTACTGGTGACGGCATTCTCAATCATGTCCTTAAAGAGGTCGGTTTCCATCATCACTTCCAGAATGTCAGCAGCGATTGCACTGACATCAATGGAGGACATTCCCATGACCCAGTCCGTCCAGTCACCGACATTCCCGATGCGATCAACCAGTCGGGCGCGGTACCACTGACGCACCCCGGCAGGCATGGGGCCGTGCTGATAGCTGGCCGCCGGATACGGAACGGATACCAGCATGAGCGGGTTTGCCTTGTCATCGGTGGTGGCGCGCTGAAGCTCGGTAAACGCTGTATCACCTGCCCCGTCCGGAAAAGCCCATGTCAAATCGATATTCCAGACAACATCATCCGATGCCAGGAAGTTGGTCGGCGTACCTGGCTTACCCTTTTTCCCGGTAAGGTATGTGGTGTCGGCGTAGCCCCACGGGGATGAAGTTTCGACGGCGTTAATAGCACGCACCCGTACATCGTAACTGCCGGTATAAATACCCTGGACGGAGAAACCCTGCGCACTGGAAACCGGCACGTTTATCCAGTCTCCGTTATCTTTCCGCCACTGGGCCTGATAACGGATAGCACCTGCCACCCTGTCCCATGTCACGCTCATGGTGGCGATCGCCAGCCCCTGCTCAATATGGTCGCTTTCTTCAATGACAATATTCTTCGGCGCGGGAACCACGCTGATGGGTGTGACAGTGACCGGTGCTGGCGTGATGCGCACACCGTCATCAATGAATCGGTATTTGTTTTTGTCGTGCTGTACGGCGCTCAGGGTGAAACCGCCATTCCCGTCATCATTCGCACTGATTGAGGTAACGCGGTAATACTGAACAGCCAGGCTGTCGCTGTCGACAGCCCACACCGCGCCGGGTTGTGGTGGCATTCTGAACGAAGCGCTGACGGTCAGGGTCTTTTTGTCTGCGCTTACGGCAGAAATTGTCCGGGTTTGCGCCGTCCCGTCCGGCAGGTTCACCATCAGGCGATCACCGGCGGTATTGCTCACCGCGCGGTCAAGGGTGATGTTTCTGCCATTCACCGCACTGATACGCCCGCCATTTTTCCTGCCTGCCCGATCGGGATCGGCAATACCCACAATCTCAGCGGGAAGCGGAATGTAACCATCCAGTCCGACACCGAAGGAAATCGTGCCATCCTTCGCATTGGACAAAAGCGCCCAGCGGCCCCGGCGGTGCGCCTCGCTCTGCGACGTGCAGCCGATGGCTGTGAGGGACATCTGATTCACACCATACCGACCAACCAGATCGCTGTCGTAAACCCCTTCGACGGTATCGCTGTAATGATCCTGCGGATCAGACCATGACACCAGGCAGGAGCTGTAACGGTTTTTATAGCTGCCGCCGCCGTAGGTAAACAGGCCATCAATCACGTTTGAGGCGTGATAAACAAAATCCACATCATCCTGGGGCACATCGGCACGCACGTAAATCTGCTCATTACCCCAGAAAGTAATCCCGCGAAATATGGCGGCAAGATCGCGCAGCACGGTATAGGCATCCTGCTGGCTCTGGATGTAGACGTTGCAGGTAAAGCGCGGCTCAGTTCCGCCTGCACCGTTTGACACCTTCTGGTCGCAGTACTGTGCAATAGCGTAGAGTTCCCACTTGTCGATCATGCTGGCATCCACACGGTTACCCATACCGTAGATTTCATCCAGCACCAGATCATAGAAAACCCACGCAGGGTTATTGCTGTAAGCCAGTTTGAATCCGCCAGACCAGGTGCCGCTGTAGGTCCGGCTGACCGGATCATAGGTATCAGGGACCCTGATAATTTTACCTTTTGGCCTGCACGTTACCTTCGGAACGCCGCTGGTAAACTGGCTGCTGTCCACCTCGATATAAAGCAGCGCGGTATTCGGGTAGCGAAGTTTGCTGTCAATAACTTCAGCAAAAGAGAAAACCTTAAAGGCGTTAGCCAGCTTTGAATTATTTACGGCGTCGGCGGTAATGCGGCGCACGCGGATTGCCCAGCCAGTTGTGGCCGCAGGTAAATCGATGCGGTGATCGCGCTGATATTCGGTTGTGGTTTTGCCGTCAAACTTACCGTTGACCACAGTGCGCCAGGCCGCACCGTCAACTGACAGATCGATGGCATACTCGGTCACTGTGCCGACCATATCGCCGTTATTTTTATACTGATAGTGCAGCGGCAGGCTCAGCTTGATGCGCACGGCATCCAGCAGAAGGTTAGTAAACTGGCGCGTCCACGATGCCGTGGTGGTGACCGTTACGTTAGCAGACAGCTCATTATCGACTTCGGGCAGGCCCTGAATATAGGTCTGATCCTGCGTGCCCTTGCGAAACTCCCATTTCACGCCCGTGAAGTTATAGCTGCCGTCATCATTCGCCAGCACGGTATCATTTAGAAAAACCTGCTGCGCCGTCAGGTCACCCTGAATTTCTCCCTCGGAGATCGCCAGAAGCATTTTCAGCTTTGCCACTGACAGCAGGTCATCAGGATCTTCCACTGGCGTATGCTGTTTAGCACTGCCGCCTTTTTGCCCCTGAGTTAATACTTCACCTTCAATAAGTCGCATATTTCACCCATAAAAAAACCACCAGAAGGTGGCCGGATACTGGCGGAGCAGTACACTCATTGCTGATCGCTGGAGAATATCCCCGCGCTGATAATTGCCCCGCCGATTTCCCGCTGACCGTAGAGCAGCGGTACCGGGTAGCCCATCGCGACCGTGTTGACCGGCGAGCCAAACGCATAGTTGGGTTTGTTATCCGCAGAAGATGAGGAGCCGACATTGTATGAGGGCTGTGGTGTCAGTAGCTGGACAACTCCGCCGATCATCATGGACAGGCCCAGGCCAGTCAGCGCCGTGGTGGTGGCCGTCGCTGCGGCGGCGCTCATGCCGAAAGCGGCCAGACTCCCGCCTGCGGTAAAATAGGCCGCAACCAGCGCAACCGCCCCGATAACGATCTGCAATACACCGCCCTGTTTTGCCCCCTCGGTTACCGGCTGAATACGGTAGACGGTCCCGCCCCGGGTCATATCGAACTCTTCAATGCCGATATTGTTACTGCCGCTGAAGAAGGCAAAGCGGATACCGCTCATGTGGGCTTCTGACATGAATTTTTTGAAGCCTTTAACCTGGCTGCACATTGCCCTCAGCATTTCCCGGATATCATCGACATGGAAATGATGCTCACGGCCAAATTTCTTCGCCATCCGGCGATCGTCAAGAATCAGCGTTTTCAGCATTCATCCGCTCCTTATGCCGCACCACGCGCACGGTACGGTCGCGATAATATTTGCCATACGGTACCCGGGCAGAAAGCTGCCCGCACATGTGATGCAGGATGATGTTCTCCTGATGATCATGCCGCCCGAGGTAAACTGCGGCATGATTAGTGACCTGCGCCTGCACCCGCATCATCACGATGTCACCCGGCTGGAGATCTGCCGGACTGATTTCAGTAAAACCCTCGCCCTGCCAGTGCTCGTCGTAAAGATTTTCACCCTGTTCCCACCATTCATACGGTACAGAGTGATCGCCCAGGACAATGTCATATTCCCGCTGGTACCATTCGCGGATCAGTGACCAGCAGTCAGAAAATCCGAGCACCCATGAGCGCCCGGTGTAATCCCGATCGGTACGGGGTGACAGCGTGCAGAAATCACCATCCGGCCAGGACATGATCCCCCACTCGACGCCTGACCAGTCGCACTGCACCCTGTCCATTTCGGACGGGACAAGCTGCACGACATCCGGGTGGGAGTGAATCACCATGATGATCTCCCCCTTCTGAGTGGCGGCTGCCTTGTCAGCCGGTGCCAGCGTGAAACTCTCTTCCGGCTTGCCTGAGATATTCCGGCACGGAATGTAATGCTGTGCCCGCCCTGCCTGCACAACCAGACCGCAGGCCTCTTTCGGGTATTCCGCTGCGACGTGCACACGAATGGCATCCATCAGTTTTTTGCGCATGACTATTTACCCTGTAAATTTGCCGCCGGAAAACCTCCGAACGACAGCGGATTACCGGCACCGAACCGCGCCTCGCAGTCAGGAAGCAGTCCGCCGCACACGTCAAGCGCCGGGTTATCGGTAGGCGTTCCGTCCTTGAGGAAATAACGGTTTCCTGCGTAGTCGCAGCCGGTACCGGTGCGATACCAGCCCCGCATGCACCACATGCAGACCGGCGTTATCTGTCGTGTCGGCAGTTGCAGGTTCTGAATATCGAAGGGTGAGCACAGTTCAAAATCGACCTGGTTGCGCGTCTCAGCAGTCTTTGCGCTGACGTAAAACAACTGCACACGCTCTTCTGTAGGCAGGGCATTCGGATTTCCCGCCACCCAGTTCGCCGCATCAAGGTATTTCGCGAGTGTGGTGTGTATCTTCACCTTCGCTTTAACCAGATCGTCATACTCCAGGCACAGCGCGGTGACGTAGTTGCCGATGTTGGATACCGAAAGCGTGGGCGTCGGCTGCGCGCCGGTGCTGGACAGTTCCAGGCCTTTCAGCTCGTACGGGTACGGTTCATACTGCTGGCCCTGCCATATAACGGCGGGCAGGTTATCGGCGGCAAACGCAGCCCACCCCGCAGGATCGATGTTATGTGCATGAAAGCGCAGAACGGTATCCATGCCAAACGCGGTGCCGTCGATTTCAATCAGGCGGATCAGCGCGCCCGGTTCAAGTTGCTGGATGTCGTTTGTAAAGCTCATATTCAGCCCATAAAAAAGGCCGCATAAGCGGCCTGGGATATAGCGTAAAATTACGGCGCGAACGCCTGCTCGAAGATGAAAGAAATCTCAACAAAATTCCCGTTTGGGAATGTGGGGCTTATCGAATCTGCCCTGACCCGGTAGAGCTTCTTTTCTCCCCAGGGGTTAACCCACCAGAAGGAAATTGTGACGTGACTGCGGAGGAAGTCCCGCACCGCTTTCATTGTGGATGTTCTGCCGCTGCATGCGAGATTCCAGGTCTCTGCTGCATTATTGATGCCTGCGGCAGCCACCTGCTTATATCCGTCTCCGAACTGTGACTGCATTGTGGCGATGCTTTCCGTCGCGCTCGCACCAGTCCGGACACACCAGGTGAATGTATCAATTGCCATAAATGAATCCTGCTCAGGTGACAGATTAAGCGCGCCTGTAAAGCATGCCGCCCGGTGAAATTTCCTTGCGTAACCTGTCTGTCAGTGTTTTCTGCACAATACCTTCGAGTTGCTTCGCGGTACTGGCAGCGCTGGCATTGTTCACTCCGCCTGCTGAATCACCCTGCACAACAGTCACTGGCGCATTCACGTTAAAGACAGCTCCGCCCCCTCCACCGCCAGCCCCAAGCGCCCGCACACCAAGTGAACCATCAGATGCGCGGGTGAGCGGCATAATGGCTTCAGGCCCGGCCTCACCCATCAGACCCGCGCCTTTGGCAAAGGCAAAGAGCGTAGGACTGCTCACGATGCTGTTGCTGAACTTACTTAGATCGGCAGACTCGTAGACGCCGCCTTTAGCATTGAGCTGAATCCCCGCGGCGGCAGAACTGTAAGCACCGGAGGGTGTAGAGCCAGCAGTGGAAGCGCCGAAATTGAATAATGACCCGATTGAGCTGACGGCGTTGGCTAATGCCATATTAACCATCACCTGCTCAATGACCTTGAGCACGCTGACGCCCCAGTCTTTCCAGCTCGCTTTGTTGTCGTTGAGCATATCGACGATATTGCTGCTGATCCCGGACATCGCGCTTTGCATGGCACTGGCTGCCTGAGAAGCATAACTGGTTGAATCATCCACCCAGTTTGCCAGCCCGTCCCGCGCACCGGTTATCCAGTCTGCATTGAGCTGATCAACCTGTTGGTAATAATCCTCGTAGCTGCCCAGGCGTTGCGCCAGCGCCTTTTGAAGCTCGCTGGTATAGCGGTCGTATTCCGCCTGCGTTTTAATCTCACCGCTCTGGTATTGCTGCTGAAGGTCGTATCGCTTCTCGTTGAACTCCCGCTCAACATCAAGGCGTTCCCGCAGTCTTTGCCGTACTTTATCCCCCTGACCCGCACCGACAATATCAGCATTGAGTGAAGCAGCACTGTTGGCGTTCTCACGCTGGAGGTTAGCGACAAACTCTGCGACTTTGAGGTTGTCTTCGTTAGCCTTCTTCACCGCATTAAGCCGATCAACCTCAGTAGCCAGTTGCTCCAGGCGCTGACGCTGGGTGGCGTTAAGCCCGGACAGCTTGCCGTCCGCGATATCAAACTGAAGTTTTTGCTGCTCGGTCACTTCGGCTGATTTTTTGCCGGTTGTGTCGATCAGCGAAATCTGGCGAAGGTAACTCAGCTCTGTGGCTTTGAAAGCGTTTTCGAGTTTTTTAGCACCAGCATCAGGGGTAGTTTTGCCGTTTGTTTCATTATTCCCAAGTGCAAATGATTTGCTATCAGCAACAGTCGCTTTACCTGTTGGAGGAGCAATGACTTTATTATTCTGTTGTATAAGTTTTTCGCGCTGCGCTACTAGGTTTTTGATCTCATCATTTAGGGTTGCAACGCTATCATCACCCCCGGTCAACCAAGAAACAAACGATTCACCCTGTGAGTAAATACCTTTCCTGTTAGACAAATTATTTTGAAGGTAGCTTATGCGCTCGTTTATCTGATCAATATTCGACAGGTCAACATTCCCTCCAAGTGCCGCAATACGGTTAGAAGAATAAGCGGCTAACCTTCCTGTCTCGGCAGCAGCTTTCGCCATGAGTCCTGCCAGCTCTGCTATTTCACTAACAAGCGACACTAATCCCTGTAATACTTTAGGATCGGTAAAAGTCGATTTAATTTTATCAAGAGAATTACTTAGACCAGAGAGATCAACCTTAGCCAAGCCACTGGCAATTTCTATCTTCAATCCTTTAACTTGCGATTCTATGTCTTGAAAAACCTCATTTACTTTAATCAAGTCATTAATAGACTCAGGTTTGGGAGCCACTCCATAATCTTTGGCTTGCTGAATAAACGCTTTTAGTTTTGAATTATTGTTATCAAATAAAGGCAGCAACTTTGACAAGTCATTACCTAAGCTCTCCAGAATAGTTGTCTTTTCGGCATTTGTTCCTATCTTACTTAGGGCATCACCTATAGCCAAAAGTTGTTCATCGGGAGATGCTTTTGAAAGCCTGTCCGCTGATAACCCTAGCGCATTAAGCGCGTCTACAGCTTCACCTGACTTATTAAGAACAGCATCACCAATTTTATCGCCAATGTCCTTGAAAATATCGGCCATGTTATCGCCCGACACTCCAGCTTTTTCGGCTGCAAATTGCCAGGCCAATAGCTCTTGTGTTGAAATGCGAAGGGATTTAGCCCAGCGATCAGTTTCAGTAATTTGCTCAGATGTTGATTTTAATAAAGCAATGCCTGCCGTTCCGACACCAATAGCAGCTGTTGCTGTTGCTGCCCCTAATGTAGCAATGGCAGAGCCCGCAGCCTTAACATCCTGCTCAACCTGTTTTCTCCATTTTGTTGAAGAACGCTCCGCCTTGTCCATGCCAGCAACAAAACCACCAACCTTTGCTACGAGATCGATCGTCAAAGTTCCAAGTGATTTACCAGCCATGTTTGCTCCATAAAAAAACCCGCCTAAGCGGGTTTTTGTTAACTATTTTCTTTCAGTCTTTCTGTTAATTTGCGCCTAAAATCTTTGCGTAAATCTTCTGGCAACGTGCCCTCCATCCTATCTAGCATGGGGCCGTTCATGAGCAGTATTTCATTAACACTGCTTCTTCCATGTTTTTTCAATAACATTAATGATAATTTATCTATTGAATTTAAATCAAGATATTGACCGTTATCCGTTTTACTCAGGACAAATTCACCAGTAATATTATTGATTGGTGAATAATCTATATCAGGAACGGCTTTTCTCTTTTTCAAAGCAGAAATTAAAACACCCGCTATAAATAACACTCCAGCTATCACAATTAGGTTTTGCTGTTGCGCCAGTAAGCCAATATTATTTACACGTGTACCATCTCCTACTGGCACACTTACATCCATAAAGAATAAAGCGTACAGAGCCAATATCACTCCGCTAACTGATAATAACCATCCAGCGTTTTTCATTTCGTACCCTCTCAGATGCTTTTTTGAAAGGGTAGCAGGATTAGCGGAATGACAAAACCATGATGATGCTAAATCCAAGTCTTCATAGCATCTTCCAGAGAAACAGCGGACTCGCCAATGTGGGGGGCGAAATCACTGATACTGAATGCCGGGCTGTCCTTTCCTTTATTGACGTTCGCCAGCACAGACGAGATCAGCGCTGCCCCCCACTCGGTGCGCATCATCGGATTCAGGCTGCCGTATCTTTCTCTGTATCTTGCCCAGAGCTGAGACTCTCTGAAGCTGATCGCTTCCCGCGCTTCGGCGATGGTTCTTCCGCCGACGCCGTTGAGGACGAGCTCGCACCAGAACTCGTCTTCGGCGCTGAGCTGGTACTCTTTCCCAGATCGTTAACCTCCTGGATAGCCAACAGCAGGGCGATAGTCAGCGCACCATCGAGCGCACCGCGATCCGGGTCTGCCTCGCCGGTAATATCTGCCGGAGTAAAGACCGGCTTGCCTTCTTCATCGCAGATCGAGGCAGCGATGCGACCGGCCACGCCATCTACCCGCCCGTTCGCCGCCATCACGTCAGTCATTGCGCTGTGATAACCCATCGGGCGGATATACACCGTTGCGGTGAAATCCTGATCACCCTGCTTCCAGGTGATCTCCTTCTCAACCGGGCGGCCCGTAAAGGCCCCCGCCTGTTTCAGTGCATCAAGTGTCAGTTTCATTATGCGCTCGCTTTAGGGATCCAGACCGCGCCGCCGGAGCGCTGAATTGAAGCCGAAGTGGACACGACCGTGTTTGCCGAGAAATCAAACGGGAAATCGCCCACATAACCTTTGAAAACAAACCAGGTGCGGTCCTCCGGCAGTACCAGCCCGTCAACCGCGCCGCTGGCTCCGTTTGCGGCAGCAGTCGGGGAAGACTCACCGTCAGACCAGCCGATGGCAAAGGTCACATCCTGATCTGCTTCATCGTCCGACAGGGACAGATTATGCAGCATGATATGGCTGGCATTTTTCGGATCGGCATTAAG